ATCTCTATATTCTTGAATTACTGTTCCTGTTTCTTCTTCTATTGAATAGTCATAAATTCTAGCATCATTTACAACATAACCATCTCCATAAAGTGTAAAAAATAGTTCACCATAAGTATAACCACCTATTGCCTTTACAAAGATATGTTTAAGTTTCTTTAAATGTTGAGGGTATTTCATATTTATACCTTTTGTTTTTAACTCTATATACATAGGTCTACCAAAATCAGTAGAAGTTGTATCAAATTCATATAAAGCACTTCTATACATTGATACCCCTGAAGTACTAGCATATACAGTAGCTTTAAAACTTGTAAGTACTCCTCTAAATAATGCTTCAGTTGTTGTATTAGATTTACCTATAAAATTACTAGCTCTCTTAATATCAGTTATTCCACCTGTATTAAAATTAGTTATAGATAATGTAACACCATCTACAATTAAAGAAATTGTATATCCTTTTCCATTATTAACACAGTCTATAACATAATGATGACTTTCTGAAAAATCTATTGTGTTATCAGTAATTCTATAAGTTATAAAATCACTACTTGTTGTATTAAATGTTAGCATATTTCCTTTAACACCTATATTAATTGAACATTTTTTATTTTTAGCATTATCATTATTATATGATGTTGCTAAGTCTAAAATTCTACTAGCATTAGGATTGCTACCTATAATACCTGTAAATTCTAACTTAAATCCATTTGAGAAGTAAGTTTCATCAAATTCAGGTAATTGAACATAACTATTAGTTCCATTAAATACAAGTCCTTGAGCTGTTATCCACTCAATATTACCTATTAATCTACCTGTTGTTTTATTACTAGAATTAGAAGTAATTAGAGTACCTGTACCTTCACTAAATGTATAATCTAATAAAATTCCTGAAATATTTGACATTGAGAAACCATAAATTTCTCCATTCATATATGAAGTTTGTGCTTTATCAGTTCCTAAAAAGAAGTCGTTTCTATTAGTACTAACTACAAAATCTCCACTTATTTCAACTGATTTAATTGCTTCATCATCTCTATAAATAGTACAAGTAAAGTTTGTTTCACCCCTAGCCACAGCTATTCTCCAAATATGTCTTGAAGCTAATCCAATTCCTTCATCAGTCAATATATTAATTGTTTCATTCTCATTAGACATTGTGAATAATAATTGGTCTAAATTACCATTTTGTTTTAATGTTATAGGAAATGTATTGTTAGTAGCTCTACTTAAATTTATAGATTTATTTCCTGTTAGAGTAAAAGGAATTATAGTAGTAGTTTCAGTAGTTGTATTTGTTACTGAAGGAAGTGTTATTTTAGTAGCACTTTTAGTACTAAGATTTGCTGTATAAGTACCACTTAATGTAGCTTTAATAGCATAAGTCATACTTACTGAAATTGTTTTCTTTCCTGTATATTTAAGTGTTATTGTTTTAGCATTAGCTTTATGTGTTCCTGTGCTACTTATAGACCCAACTGAATGCTTATATTTAGTTCCATTTATAGTTACTGTTAAATCTCTTGAGCCTACATTTAATGTAGCTGTGTTTTTAACAGCTGGAGTATATGTTATAGTACAACCTGTTGTAGTTGCTTTAGCTTTAAAACTTGAAAAACCTAATTTAATCCAAGATTTAGAAGTATCATAGAATTTATTTGTTAAGTTTACATCAGCTCCTAATACTTGTGTCGTTGAAGTTTCAATACTTGTATAAGTTGAATTAACTTGTAAATTCCAAACACTTGAATAATTAAAATCTTTATCTCTACTAATTTTAAAAGTTCCACTATCTACTAAATCACTTGTTGAATTACTTAAATCATAATTAACAGTTTTACTAGGAATTAAATCATTAAGTGAATAAGTTAGTTCTCCAGTTGAAGGACTATCATTAGTTCTTAAATAATATAATCTATAATCTACAGTATCATTACCTGTAGAAGCATTTTTATTTATTGTATATTCTAATCTTGCTCCAAAATTATTAGCTATATTGGTTACAATTTCACCACTTTCTGATACTGGTAAACTCATAGTCTTTTGTAAATGAACTAAAGTAGTACCTGTCAATTCATTTAATTTTGTATCTATTGTAATATCAAAACCTTCTCTAATATCTTCATTTAATCCATTTATTTGTATATAACTATTAGTACCTTCTAAGTCTACACCTATACCTTGATTTATAGTTAAATCTCCAACAAATGTAGCATCATTTCCACTTTCAGACCTATCTTCAATTATATTACCATTTATTTGAGTTAAATCATAATCGAATAGTACTTCTTCATCAGTAAATATTTCTTTTTGTGCTACAGTTGCTAAAGTTTCTATAGCATTATCTACTATAAATAAGAATGTAGGTTTTTCTTTAAATCTATATGTAGTGTATGCTCCTATATCAAATTGATAAGCAAGAACATCTAAATCATTAACAGCAGCATAGTCACCTTTATCATTATAGTTATTATAAAATAGTAAATATTTATCTTTATATCTAAGTGCATAAGCTCTTTCACTAACTCCATTAAATCTAACAGCTGGATTAGTTAATTCTTCATCATATTTAGTGAAGTCACTTGTAAGAGTTTTTACTTTTAAATCAAGTTCTTTAACATTTTCATAACCTTCAACAAATGTACTAGACCTTAAAGCATAAAGTCCTCTAGGTGATGAAAAATATAAAGTATCTTCTATTGGTACAACTGTGTTTCCAGCATGACAGCCTAAACTCATATTTACTGGTGAAACAGCAAATTCACTAGTACCAAATGCACCTGTCATTTTATATATTCTTTGTTTAGTAAAGATTATATATGCTTTTTTAAAATAACAAATTTTAGTGATTTTATCAGTTGGTTCTATTGGTAATGTTACATAATTATAGTTAGGTATGTATCTAAAGTTATTAAGTTCACTAAACCAAATAGTATCATCTTTATAGAACACAGCTCTACTATACATTTCACAAATACCATAATCACCTATATTTAATTGTTCTATAGTCTTAGCTTCAGAATCTACTTGAGCTACATCATAATAATCGTAATAAGGTTCTAATTGAGCATTTGTTTTTTCTATTTTTATTTCAACTTCTTTACTAGGTACATCTTTAAATGTTACTTCATAAACTTTAAGTCCTGGAGCAGATAAAGTTGCATTTGCTAATAATTCAAAACTTAAAGTATTAGTTCCCTCTTTTAATTCTATAGTAAATCCATTATCTTGACCTGTATAAATTATATTTAATAAGAATTTTTGACCTAAAGGTAAACTTTGTAATGGCTTATTATCTAAAGTGCATACAAATAAACCTTGAATACTATCAGTTGAAATTCCTTGTGTGTCTATTGAGTGCATTGGATCTTCACATAATACATTAAATCCTACATGTCTAATTTCTAAACCTGAAGGAACATGTGCATTATTAGTAAGATTTGGAAAACTATAACCACTATATGTAAAAGCATCTTCTAAATCTGAATTACTTGTAATAGGTAAAGACCTATCAAATGTTACTAAACATTTATCATTTCCTGTAAAATATATCTTGTCATAAAATTCTATTGTATCAATATTCATTAAATTTCTATCCCATTTAAACACAACAGGAAGTGTTATTTTATTACAACTGATTACCATTGTTTCAGTACTAGTTGGTTCATTATTTGTATCATATTCAAGTTCAGGAAGATAACATTGGTATAACCAGGCATTTGAAGATGATTCAACCCCATCTTCCATTTTTGTAGTTATCATTAATAACACAAATCTATTTTTTTGAAAACCATACATTTCTTGATATTTTCTATAAGCATTTCTTCCACTAAAACCTGATAAAGCTCTAAAACAATTATTATCATTTCTAAGCAATTTCATATAAACTACATTATCATTTTCATTTTCAGGGTTAGGTTTAGTTTCAGTTCTATTCTTAATATTAGGTAATTCGTTTTCTACATCTAATTTATTAAAAATTTCTGATATAGCTGTAAGCTCACCAAAGCCACCTCTTTTATTTAGAGTTCCTAATTTATCCATATCAAAATTAATGATGCTTTCAAAGTCTACATCATTACTACTATCATCACTAAATTCAGTATTAATTCCACCCATAAAACTATTAAGTAAATAAAATAACTTGTTTTCAGGGTTTCCTCTAAATTGCTGATATTGACCCACTTATGCCACCTCCTCTACATATTTCCAATAAAATCCACCTGCTGTAGACTGTAGCAAATTGCAGCATCTAGATATACTATTATGAAAAATACCAGTTTGCCTTTCAGCATCTCTTGTACTACTGACTTGATAATAACTCTCATATCCGAGTATATCTTTCCATTCTTCTTTCATATTACTCACCATGAGCCACCATTCCCATTATTAGCAAACCAACCTACATTTATGGCATTTGAAGTTTCGATATTATAAACCCCACCAAAACCTGTGTCAGCTATTAAATCAGGCGAAACTCCACTTTCAAAATCAGTTTCATCATAATCGGCAACTAATTGACCTAAACTGTCTTTAAAATTATTTAATGCTCTATAAAATTCCTCTAAATATCTATCTGCTTCAGTAAGTGAACTATCATTCATTTTAATTGCATAAGAAATATAAGGACTAAGCAAAGCAAATAGCCATTTACTAGGCATACTTTCATAAGATGTAGTAAGACTTTCAATATTAGGAAATAAAGTCTTGCACTCAGTATTTATAATAGCTAAAGCTTTATTTGCTACATTAATAGACTTGTCTTGTTCTATACTTTCATCAGTAAAGAACTGACTATTTTTTACTATCTCTTGTAATGTCATATTGCTCACCTTCCTTTATGCTTTAATTATAACATTTTAAAATAAAAAAGAAAAGACACATAAGTGTCTTAACTAACTAAATTATCAGTTACTTCTTTATAAGTATTACTCTCACTAATTTCATTCATTTTTCTATCTATAACTTCAGCTATAAATTCAGGATATTCATGAGGTTTGTCATCACAATATATAGTAATAACTATTCCATTAAACATAAATGAATAAACTTTTCCTAAATATTGTGCATATAGTTTACTAATAGTTCTTGTTACAACTCTATCTTCCTTACATCTTTTCAACATATTATTTTTCTTTTCTAAAAAATATGTTTTTTCAGCTTCTTTCATAGCAATTTCACTATTAGTTTCTATAGCAGCTTTTAAAGCAGCAGTTGCAGCAGCTTGAGCTGATTTTGAAGCAAATGTTTCTTCTTTAGATTCTTCTTTTACTTCTTTAACTTCTTCAGCTTCTTCAAATTCTTCTTTAGGTTTTAATACATAAGTTTTTTCATTTGTTTCTTCATTTTCTTCAATGTTTCCACCTATAGCTTTTTCTAAAGCCTTCATATCAGTTTGAACTTTTATAGTTTTCTTAGTGTCAGTCATATCTTAACCACCTTTCTTATAAAAATTATATCAAATATATCATAAAAAGTAAAGAATAATAAAAGACACTCGCTAAGAGTGCCTTAAAATTAATTATGTTATTAAAGATTTTATTATTGAGCAGCAGCTCTACCCCAAGTGTCGTTAGTGTCATCATATAATGCAATATCATAAGCACTAGCACTATATACACGAGTAATAGCCATTGGATCTATAACTTTAGCACCAGTCCATAATTTGTAACCAAATGTAGATTTTTGTGCTAATGGGTCAGCTTTATCAGCTGTAAATCCTGTATCATAGAATTTAACATTTTGTCCGCCTAAAGATAATACCATATATGGACGATAACCAAGAACATAACTTGTATATACATTTACATTTCCAGTATTTTTAGTAACAGGACAAACTAATGTATCAGTAAAGTACATACCATAAGCCATATATTTAGCTAATGTACCTTGTTTGATAGGTCCATTTTCACTACCTGGAACTAATAATTTATTTACTAATACTGGGTCATCTAATAGGTCATTCATTACATTTGGATGCATAACTCCAACGAATTTTCCACCATATCTTTGATGTCCTTTTCTATTAGCATTACTCATAGATAAAGCAACAACTCTAAAATCTTTAAATGTAACTACATCACTAGCTGTAATATCATTAACACTAGTAGCAGTAGTTCCTACAAAATATTCACTAGCATCTGAGAAACTAGCAATAACATTTCTTTCAATAACTTCAGCAGCATGTCTAGCTAATTCAGGTTGATAAATAGTTTTAATATTATCAAAGTGAATGTCAGCAGCAACATCAGTTTCTTCCATTACAGCACCGAATTGGTTAACAACACCACTAACTTTGTGTCCTTCAGGTTTTAATGCTGTTGGTGGCACTCCTTCAGTTAATTGATGATTACCAACTGGTAAATGATTATATCTACGAACTGTGAATGTTTTAGTTCCTTCATTTTTAGGAAGGCTCATTTCAACACCTAAGTTAGTAAATACAAAATTTGACTTTTCTAATTTAATCATTTCTAAAATTCTTTTAGAAAAATATTCACTTACTGATAAACCATTTCTTTGTAAAACAGCAAGTGTAGTACTTGCAGGCATATAGTTCACCTAACCTTTCTTAATCATAAAAATTTTCTTTTTTATAAATAGCCATATCTTCTTTTAATAGACTATCTATAGTAACTGTCTTAGCTGTATTAGATTGTTCATTTTTATCTTCAGCTAAGCTCTTTATATTTTGAAGGTCTTGGATTTGGTCCTGTTTAGCATTATTTTTTATCTCATTAATTAATACACCATTAATTAATAATTTATGGTTATTAGTAGATAAAATTTCTTCTACTGTAACCCCTTCTTCTTCTAATCTATCTAGTATTTCTTTTTCATCAATACCATAAGTACTAGAAGCATTACTTAAAGCTGTTTGAAACCTATCTAATTGTCTTTGAGTTTTTTCTTCTTCTTTTTC